TTATTTAACTAAAGAAGCGGCAGAGAATGCTATTAAGTCTTTAGACCCTGATGGCAAGCTAGGAATGAAAGTTGTACCTGATACAACAAACACTGGTTTCTTGGTTGAGGAATCTGTTAAACGTGATTTAATGGCACGTAAGGTGGCTTTAGAAGCTGAACTATTACAGGCAGCAGAGGAAGCTACAAAGACCCTCAAGAAGACCACAAAAGGCCCTAAGAAGCCCATTACTAGTAAAACAGATAGGGATGTACCTCCTAAGAGTTTAGTGACTTCTAAGCCTCGTTATAAGACTGATGAACTTGTCTTTGAAGATGACATTGACAAGGCTGCATACCAGATTGGTAGTAAGACTGCTACTAGTAAGTCTGATAAAGAAATTAAAGCATGGCTACAGAAAGCTACAGGATGGGGTGATAAAGAGATTGCTGCACATGCAGCTACAGTGCGTGATTATTTAAAGAATGAAAAGCGTATTCCTACCAACGAGAATGGCGCATTAGTTATTCAGTCTAGAGTTCCACAAGGTAGTCCTTCTCCATTTGTACCTAGTGCTATTGTAGAAGCACAGCTTCTTGATGAAGCTAACATGATTGTTGTTGGCAACACTAAGATACAAAACAACGCTACTAGTACGCTATTAGGCGGCAACATGCAAGACATTGCTGAATTTGTTTCACGCATGTCTAAAGCATTAGGTATGGATGACAGACCTGTTGTTGTATTAAACATGGGTGCTATGAAAGATAGCCCTAACTTATTGCACCAACAGTTGTATAAAGATATGCGTAGCAAACACGGTGCAGCAGGTGCAGTGCACTATAAGTATGGTAAGACCAGTGTTATTGTTATGCAGCGTACCACTAGTAGACGTAACTTCATTGAAACGTTTGCACACGAATACGCACATGCGTTTGAAGCACACTACGAAACTAAATATTTCTCAACTATCAACAATGCATTTAACTCATGGTTAGATAGCAAAGGTATTAAGTGGAAAGGTCACGGCATTAACAAACGAATGGATGCACTTCCACTAGATGCTTTAATGGAGTTTAGAAGTATTACACAAGCTGAACAACTTACTCGATGGGTAGATGATTGGCTAGGTGGCAATAAGCAAGTGTATGACATTTTGGAAAGAGACATTCATACATGGTGTACTCAGTATTCTGAGTTCTTCGCTGAACAGTTTGCTAAGTGGGCATTCACAGATAAAGTACCTACTACATTGTTAGGTCAATACTTTTCTAAACTTGTAAATGGTATTAAGCAACTTGCTACAACTATTAACGAGTTACTAGTAGCAAAAGGCATTGAAGGTGTAAACATCTCTACTGCTGATGCTAACATCACTAAGATGTTAAATACGCACATTAAGAAAATTAAAGAGAATAAGATAAAGGCAGACGAGTCGCTAACTATGTTAGCTTCTGAATCTCCAACAATGCGTCGCAGTATTGATTCCATTACTAAAGATTTACAAGCTGTAAATGATGAGATGAATGCTATTGGTGCTGCTGAGACAGGACTTAAAACTGGTTGGTTAATTGAGAAACCAATTGATCGTAAACTAGATTATTCCATCATTGGTAAATATTCTGACGATGACATTAACAGCTTAAGCCGCTTTGCATTAGGTGATTGGGCATTGTCTACATCTAGTGAATTGTATGGACAACGTGTTGTAGGCATTAGTCAACAAAGTCGATACATGAAGTTATTGACTAACTTTGTACGACCATCATTAGAGAAACTATCTAAGTCTGAGATGGTTATGCTTAACGACGCTTTGGTGCTAGGCGACAAAGAAGGTAAAGTGTTTAACGACGTAATGCACGTATTGCCTACTACAAAGTTAGAGCATTACGTGATGTAATGCATCAGATGCGTAATGATGTTGCAACTAAGAGTTTAATTCGTCAAGGCTTTATTAAGTTGTCTAGTGCTATGAAACTAGATGATGGTGGTTTTGATTTATTTGTAAAAGAAGTTGCTCCTCCATTAAACAAGAATGTATATCTTGCAGGAGAAGGTAAAGTAGTTCGTGCTAGTGAGAAGTTCTTAGAAGAAGCTAACACACAAGGACTACAGTTCTTTGAAGCGTCACAGCCAATTATGGTTGACGGTAAATACCGTAAGACATTTGCATTTAAGAAAGGTGAGTTCAATACTAGTAAGATTGAACAAGCTATTCCTTATCGTGCTGGTGAATATCGTCGTATCTACAGTGATGAGTATTTCGTAAAGATTGTTTCTGATTACGACATTGACGGTAAACTTGAAACTGTAACACAAACACATCGTACAGCGTCATCTATTAGTGATGCTAATGCTTATGTTAAAGCATTTAATGATGCGGCTGATTTAGCTAAACAAGGTAAGTTAACTATACAAGAAGCTGCACGTTTGTTACAGCCTTATGGATGGAAACCTGAAGAAGCCATTGACTTGTTTAACAGCGGTAGACTAGGTGAAAACTACAAACTAGAAGTACGCTACAACAGAACAGATGATGACTACATTAACGAGTCAGTAGGGCTTGCTACTAACTTTTCTAGCAAGCGTGGTGACAGGGTGTTGTCTGTACACGGTGAAGGTGCAGTTAACACTGTTAGCCCACTAGATAGCGTAGCTTCTGAGATTAGCAATACAGCATATGTAGCGTCTGCTACTGAGTGGAGAGAAACACACATTCAACGTTGGTTTAACACCTTTGTGGAAGACCTACCTGTTAATGTACGTGAAATGTCTCCGCTAGATGCATTCCGTTATATGCTTAATAACAAGGGTGCTTATTCAGGTCAGAGTAAGCGTCTAGTGTTTGCCGAGCGTGTACAAGATTACATCATTGCACAAATGAATATTCCTACTAAAGAAGAACGTGAGTTCTTAGGATTTATGCGTGTAATTAGTGAGTCTATTGAAGGCGCTACTAGTAACAACAAAGCTATGGCTAAAGTAGGTATGGGCTTACGTGCTACCAAAGATTATCCTCAGTGGGCACGTACAATTGCATTCCACAGCTTCTTTGCGTTTAATCCTGTGCAGTTCTTTATGCAGGGTATGAATGCGTTCAATGCCGTAGCTATTAGTCCTATTCATGGTATGGCATCTGCTAAGTCTTCTGCTATGTATGGACTAGCCTTAATGAGCGATCAAGAATCTATTTGGAGATCAGTTGCTAAAACAAACAAATTAACCAATCTTGGTTTAGGTATGGATGAAGATGAGTTCGTAGAAGTTGTACGTTCTATTCGTCGTTCTGGTTTGTTAGACGGTATTAATAGCAGTAGCTTATATGGTGCTGAAACAGGCTCATACGGTATTTTTAACGGTGTATCTCGCAAGCTAGGAAACATCTCTGCTACACCGTTTAATGCTGGTGAAGCACTTAGCCGTTTAGTAAGCTACGATATTGCACGTAGAGAATTTAAAGAAGCTAATCCGGGTGTTGCATGGTGGGATGACGAAGCCATTGCTAAAATTATGGAACGTCAAGATGATTTAACTCAGAACATGACACGTGCTAACGTAGCTAGTTGGCAGCAAGGATGGAAGTCTATTCCTGCACAGTTCATTCAATATCAAGTTAAATTGATGATGAACGTAGTACAAAGTGTGTTAGGTAATAGTCGTGTATTTACACGTGGTGAAGCTTTACAATTGTTAATGATGCACACTGCCGTTATGGGTACTGCTGGCGCATTCTTATGGCCTTTCCGTGACTTGGTAACAGACATGCTACCTGAAGACATGACTGAGACAGAACGCCTAACAATTCAGCAAGGTGTTGTATCAGGTATGATTGCAGCAATTACAGACGGTGAAGCTAAACTAGCTATTGGTAGTCGATTTAACACATTCCGTTATTATGAAGACTTGGTAAAAGGATTGCTAGACCCTGAGAAAAACTTCTTAGAAGTTATGGCTGGCCCTTCTGGTTTTGCTGGGCTACGTATATTAGGTGGGTTTGGAGATGCTATTAGTATTGTTACCAAAGCCCCTATGACTGCTGACACATTACAAACTGCTTTAGGTGAAATTGGCAAAGGTACATTCTCTACTATTAATAACATTACTAAAGCACGTATTGCTATGTCTAATTACAATCAAGTAATGAGTAGTAGTGGTAAAGCAATGTTCCGTGTTACAGATACTGAAGCATGGTTAATTGGTTTTGGTATTTTTCCTGCTGCACAAGAAGACTTGTCAATCATGTATAGCAGTAGAAAAGCACATAGTGATGAAATGAAAGCTGCGGCAAAGGATGTTGGTAAACATGCTATGTTAGCAATCACTGCATTACGTAACAACGATAGTGAAGGCCACAAAACACACAGTGCTGTGGTACAAGCCTATCTCAATGCCTACCAAGGTGAAGACTTAAAGACGTTAATGCGTGAAGCCTATAAGGTTGAAGCATTTACTCAATATGAAAAAATGGTGGTTGAACAAATGGTTAAACAATTCCAAGTAACCGACTTAACGACACAAGGACAATAAGATGGCAACATACAGAGCAGATGTAACACAGAGCATTGAACCTGCTACACCTAATTACGGTACTCTAGCTAAGGGTGCTGAAGCAGCAGCGGCTGGCGCACGTATTCAAGCAGAGTCAACAGCTAACCTACTTAAAACAGCAGAGTTCGCAATTAAGTCTAAAATTGAATATGACATGGCAGGTGTTGAGTCTGAAGCAGAACAAGCTACTCAAGACTTTTTTGAAAGCAACATGAAAGTTAACGAAGAAGCTGACGTATTAGCTGCTACTCCTAAGAATCAAACTGCATTAGACAGCAACTATCAAATTGTTAATTCTTACGATCAACAACTAAAACGTTTGGTTGATGCATCTAAAGGCGGTATGTCTAATGAAGATTATGTTGCTCGTGTAAGTTCATTAACACGTAAAGCAATTGCTAAGTATCCCGGATTGTCTGACCAAATTCGTGAGAAGGTTGGTACGATTACTGGACTACCTTACGCTGATCGTTGGGCTGAGATGCAGTATGTTAAGGACAGGTTTAGTAAACAAAAAGCTGATGGTGAATTTGACCCAATGAAGATTGTGTTAAAAGACATTGAGGCAGCTTCTAAGATAGGTACGTTTGGTAGCCAAGAAGAATTGTTCACACTATATCAAAAAGATAGAGGGGCATACGATGACAGGATTCGTTCATTCAACCAACACTTAGCTACTAAGACAGCTACCGATGCACTTACCACTGAAGTTGCAAAATTAAAAACACAAAGTGATTTCCAAGCAGACCAGAACAGGGGTGCATTTGTTGCTATGTTTAATGGTGCATTAGGCACAAGTGTAACTTCGTCTAGTGTTTCTAATTTAGAAAACATTTATAAACCTGTGCTTATTGCAATGAGTAAGGGTGAGAACATTGCTGTTAACCCTGTAGCATTTGATGTGCAAATTAAAATGCACAACGCACAGATGAAAACATCTATCGAATCAGCACGCACACAATCTCTTAATGAATTACAGAAATACTTCATTAACAATCCTAACGTGTCAGATACAAAACGTAAAGAGATGGAAGCTGATATTAATAACGCTGCTGAGTTTAACTTGAAACAATACGCAGATGACAAGGGTGTAGGTCTTGCCGCTATGTCTGCCATTATGGTTAACTATCGTGATAAGACACTAAAAGAACAAAAAGAGCTTATTGGTTTAGCTATTCAACAACAAAGTGCTATGCAAAATAACAGTTTAGTTATGGCGTATTGGGCTGGTGGTGAACAACGTAAGAATCTTGAGTTGACCAATAAATCATTTTATGAGTTTATGGTACAACAAGAGAAAATCTTAACTAATAACATGACTGGTGTTTCTGCTAGCATTCAAGGTGCTACACAACTTGCTCAAGTAAATCAGATTGTAAACGTTGCAAAAGATACAGGTAATGCGGTTACACCTATTGTTGGTGTTGACCCTGCTACAACTAAAGCAGCGCATGCTGTGCTACAAGACAATGCAACTGTTGCTTTAAATAGAGCACAAGAAGGTAGTGTACTAACTCCTGTAGAGATTAACTTAATTAGTTCTGCTTTTTCTACAAACACAACTACAGGTGCGAATTCTAAAATCTTAGCTGCTCACTATAAAAAGTTAGGTGCTAAGATTAAACTTCTTCCAGAAGCTGACCAAGCAACCATTAAAGATAAAGTTAGTACAAGTTTGCGTCAAGGTGTTATGGGTATCACTTCATTGAAGGATGGTATTGAAGCTAAGTATAACGTTAAGATTCAAATTGGTACAAATGATGCTGGTCAAATTATGGCTATGGCTATACCTTCTGGTAAAACTGTAGTTAATAAATCTCCACGTAGTGCTGCTGAAAGTAGAATACCTGCACCTCCTACAGCTAATGAAGCTGCTGCTATTAAAGAGTTTAACAACAGCAGTAAAGCATTAACTAGTAACGTAGTGTATGCACGTGCTATGTTAACAGACGAGAACCCTATAGTAATTTCTAAAGAGTTTGCAACTCTTATTAATAACAGACAATCTTACCAAGGATTCTTTAGTAATGCACCTCAACCTGTTAGTGACTACGCTGAAATACCTGCTGGTGCATTAGCTAATCAAGAGGCCATGAGACAAGCAGAAGAAGGCACTAGTAACGCACCTGCACAACCTGCCACTAATGCTTCTCGTACAGTACCAGGAAAATTAGAACGTGCACCTACTAATAAACAACCTAAAGCAAAAACTAGTGCTAATACCATTAGTGCTGATGCTATCTTTAACCAACTTAACGAATTACAATAATATGGATGCAATAGCAGAATTAAAAGCTATGACTCCTGAACAACGCTCTAACCTAACTTGGAATGACCCTAGGTTAGATGCGTTAGCAGATAAGTTAGAGCAAGCTGAAGGACTACCACAGCATTCTTTGAAGGCATTAAAGTTTGCAGAGAATACTGGTTACAAGGATGGTAAATTAGGATTTAGTAATAATACTAGTAGCGCAGTTAGTCCTGCTGGAGCTAAAGGCATTATGCAGTTCATGGACAATACACAGAATCTACAAGGAGGAATGTTCAAGCACAATCCTTTAGACCCTGTAGAATCGTTAGGGGCTGCTGCTAAATATTTAAAATATACGTTAACTAATCAGTATAAGGGGAATGTAGTGGCTGCTTTTGCAGACTATAACGGAGGCCCTACACAAGCTGGACATGTGCTTAAAGGTAAGAAACCTACCAGTGCAGAAACAAAACAATATTTAGATAAGATAAAAGAGTTTTACAAACAACAGAAATAAAAAAGGGGCAATTAAGCCCCTTTCTTTATGCTACCTTAGATACATCAAATCCCAAGAGGCGCATCATTGTCATAGTCAGATGCTCCCCGCCACGGAGTTCTGCTTGGTTGCGTAGATGTTTCCGCAGTGCCGACCGAGCTTGGTCGTAAGTTTTGAACGATGCTTTCAATGACTTTGGCAGACTTCCCTTGATTCGCTTGATCTTGTACATTTTGTTTCCTTTCTTCACGAGCAATTAAATACTCGACATTGTGTTTAAGTTTGTATAAATCTTCTAGTGGTTTACCTTTGTATTTATATCTCAACAAATACTTAGTAGCACTAGCTTCCCATCCATCCATCTCATAAGCCGCCCAAATCTCCCAAGGTTGAATCTTGTGATTCTTGTAGTGGCTACCTCCATACTGAACAGACATTACTTCTTCGTATTTCATTTTGGTGCTTTTAGTAAAGCAGGAATTGTCTGCTCTTTCTCTGCTTTGTCCAAGGCTTGTTCTAATAGCCTGATGAACCCTGTTTGAAGAATAAGTTGATGCATACGAGGCTCAATGTTATCTAGCTGTACGTCTACACTACCGTCTTCATTTTCTTTAAGAACCTTTAGTTCCATTCTTATTCTCCTTAAAACTGTTACACACTTGATGCACTTTACCATCTCCTGTCTTGAATGTCAACACTATTTCTAGTGTTTTGTCAGTTTCATAGACGTTGATGCCTAAATGCCTACGTAATGCTTCCATCATCTTGTAGCTGTCATCGTTTGTCATTCATCTTCTCCCTAATGGTGTTCTTTGCTTTCCATACAAGCTTCTTAGCATACATGGGTGAAACACCTAATATAGCACCAATTTCCATGTAAGACAATCCTTCGTATTCTTTTAACAACAATGCTCTGTTTTGTCTAAGTGGTAATGTGTCACATATTTTACTCACTTGATTCACCTCTTGCTTCTCACTAAGAATTGCTTCTGGTGTTACATAGCTAACCATCTCTATGTCGGTTTTAAGGCTGTTTTTAGGCTGTTTGGCAGCTTTTCTATAGGCTATGGTACATAACCATGTGTATAGCTGACTATCGCCTTTAAACGCCTTTAAACCTTTGAAAGCATCTACAAAAACATCTTGGGTAATTTCCTCTGCCTGTGCATCATCCACAGTACGACGACGTATAAATCTGTATATACGTTGTCTATACTTGTTCATTAACAAGGAGTAAGCTTCCTGACTCCCTGCTAATGCTTCTGCAATGATCTCTTTGTCAGATTTCACATACCCCCGCTACGCAAGCGAGTTGTTGTGCACCTTCCACGTTGTCAGTGACTTCAATGAATGATTCCCAATCAATTGACGCAGGCATACTTGCTTTTAAGGTGTCATACTCGTTACTAGTAATCTCCTCATAAGGTGCTTGTACATATGTACCACCATCCCAAGGTAGGAATGAAATACCACTAATCTCATCAAAGTGTTTCCACACCCATGCACCTACAGCGGGCCAATCTTCTTCTTTGACATACACTGTAATTGATGGCTTATGTTCACACCAGTGACGTTGATAGAGCAACCACAGTTCTAGATGAGTAAAGCTATCTAGTTCATCACGTGTAATACAACCTTCAGGAGCTTTCATAGGAAAGCTAAAGATAGTTGTATCTAATGGTTTCATCTTATCCGCTTCAGCAGGAATGCCTTGAGACTTGAGAAACTCAGTGATAGGGTCTTTATTATCGTTGCGAACACGACGAATATAGTATTCGCTATGACGAGCATGAATACCCGAAGCACTATCCACAAGCTGCGAAACAGTGCCAGATGGCTTAACACAAGTAATTGCAGCAGACTGTGGGATGTTGAGAGCTTCAGCATACTCCTTATTAGTAACAATTGCTGTTTCACGTAACATCTCCAATCTTGATGACAGACCTTTATCCTTCACATCATTCAACAACTTACAGTCTAGAATTCCAGTGATAGAGACTCCGAGTAGTCGTTCAGCTTCAGTGTTGTTTTGCCAGATTTTGCGTAGATAAGGGAAATCTGTATGTGTCGATTGGAATGTTCCGAGGATAGCGGCAAGGCGCACTTTGCTTCGTAAACTTTCCTCAGTCTCTTTGTCTCTTGCGACAATTTCTGTAAGGTTACAGAATTGATAAGGACGTAGAATGATTTCGGAACAAGGGTTAGTCCCAAAGTCATAGCTGCTATCTCTCCGTCCATTCTTTTCAACCGTAGCTTTAGCTGCGCTTCTAGAGAAGATACCTCGTTCTCCACTGTGAGACTGGTACAATGCCAACCACTCTGACATAAATTCCCCAACTGTGGGTCGCTCATTATAACTTGCACTGTTGTTAGCCAGTGCTCGTTGTCCTTCTCTTTCCCACCAATTTCCGCTTTTAGCATGTCGCATCCTATCGTCTGACAAATCACTTAAACTAATCATAGCAGAACGACGTACACCACCTACTACAACTACTTCACCAATCTTACACATAATGTCGTGGCATTCCAAGCTGTTAAGCTTACGTCCTGCCGCACCCTGAAACTTACTAATAACAAACTTGAATAAGCTAACCAATGGGTCAGGGCCTGATGCTCTACCACCAAATACTTTCAAGCGTTGACCAGCAGGGCGTACCTTGTCTACATTCCACTTCGGGATTTCACCGCTATATAGCAATGCGATAATTTGACGTAGAGCTTTTGCCCAACCTGCTTTACTGTCAGATACCACAATAGTAGTGTCACTATGAAACAACTGCGTAGGTACATCAGGTAATTTGCTAACATATTTACTTTCTACAGAGAATCCTACACCAGTGCCACACAACAGAATGTACATGGCTTCGTCAAAGCTTTTAACATCGTCTACAGGTAGATAGCTACAATTGTAACCAGCAGTGTTGTCACGTTCCAATGCCTCACCAGCAGTCATCATGGCTCGCATAGATGGCATTACATCGTGATTGAGAATGGCACTGTGTAGTTCGTTGTATAGGCTACGTGGCATCTCATACTTCATCTTAGTTTTAAGATGTTTGTCAACGAAACCCATGTAACGATCTACAGTCTCAGGCCAATGTTCACGACGATTCTTGTCATCTAAGAACCGTGAGTAACGACTCTTAGCAATAAATGTTTGGTAACTATCCATTAATCCTCCAGTTTGTCTTCATCATAAAAAGCTAACTCCATTATACCCAAATATAAATTTAAGTAAACCCCCGGTGCTGAACCTATTTCAAACCCTAAAATAAAACCAGCACTAAATCTAATTGCTATGGACATGCTGTATCTCCATGTTGTTCTTCTCTAAATAACTCATATTATCTATAATGAGTTTAGCTTCATCGCTTAACATCTTATAGAATAGAGGGCCATACTTTCCTGAACACACTACATGATCAAACGCTTGAACCGTGTGGTGTAACCACGCTTCTTCCTCGTTTAGCATCTACTTTCTCCTCTGCTGTTTTCTTCTTGTGACATGTTGAACATAATACTTGCAAGTTCTCTCGCTCACAAAACAATCTATCAATGTATACGTCCCAAGACACAAAACCAGTAGTCGGGTCAACTACTGGATTAACATGGTCAACTTGTACATCTTTAGCTACGTAGTCTTTCTTACAACTAGCACACTTATAATG